CCTGGACCACCAACAGATTTACCTAATGGTCCTGAAGTTGAATATGTCGGTAATTTAGTAAGACCTAGTCTTCCAGTTACCAAATCATCTTTAGATCATTGGCATAAATCTCCATTCGCAGATCAATTTGAAGAGCAACTAGCTCCGGGCCGTTTAGACCCATATGATCCATATATAGAGACTGAGTTGCCTAAAAATAGGGAAGGTCGTAAGAGTTTGGTATTAGGTCCAAATTCCGAAATGGCTAAAAAATTACCAGAACTTGATCAAAATTTATTAGATTGGTGTGCAACACAACTAATAAATGAGCAAGTTGCGGTATTTAAAGCTGAACAATCATTAACGAGAGTTAGTGATGATTTAGATGAAGTGTTAAATTATGCTATGAATGGACTACCTGATAACAAATATGTCAGAGGTATGGAAATTAATAAAGCATCAGGTTTACCATGGAGTCTAAATGGTACAGCTAAGAAAAGTGATTTTATCGAGTTAGATGAACAAACCGGTCACAGATCGTTTAAACAAGATAAAAATGGTAAAGCGTTGGAAGCTAGAGTTAAAACAAAATTAATTCAAGCTAAACAAGGTCAACGTTTAATTAGTTTATCGAGTTCAAAATTGAAGGACCAACCGATAAAAATCGCTCAAGTTAAAAGCGGAAGAACTCGTGTATTTCATTGTATACCAGTAGATTTAATTTTGTTCCAATCATCTCTATATGGTCCATATAAAGAAGCATATACACGAGCAGGTCTAAAAGCATATCATGCGGTCGGAATTGACTGTAAATCAGTAGGCTGGATGGAATTAGCTGCTTATATGACCAAGCATCCTAATTATTTCGATGCAGATTATAAAAATTATGACAAGTATTTACATAGACAAGTTTATAAATGTGTACGTAAAATACAAAGATCAGTAATTCAATTAGTCTGTCCAGATAATTGGGATGCAGCCAGAGCTGTCGAGGAGCTAGATGCTATAGATACATTTGTCGTTGATTATAGAACTATTTATAAAACAAATCGAGCAAATAAAAGTGGTAGTTACACGACTACTATAGACAACTGCTTAGCAAATGATATCTATGGTCTATACGCATGGGTTAGATCAACCGGTGTTAAATCACTACATGAGTATAGAACAAATGTATCTTCAGTATCTTTTGGTGATGATATTATAAAGAGTGTTTCTGATGAATATGCCGATAAATACAACTATTGCACTTATCGAGATATTTTAAATGAAACGGGCCATATAATAACACCGGGCTCAAAAGATGGAGAAGAGAAGCCATTTACTATATTTGAAAATTTGCAATTTCTTAAAAGAGGTTTTAAATTTGAACGTGGTATGGTTTTAGCTCCATTACTTCAAAGATCAATAGAAGGTCCCTTTGTTTGGACAGATATTCGTGAAGATCAAATCACTGTATGGGTAAATTTAGTGCAAGAACAGATGATAGAGGCAGCTCTTTGGGGAGAGCAATACTATTATCAATTTTGTAATAAATTGAAATGTGGAACGAATAGACGTTTAAACGAAGCATTGGTTAACTTATTAAATACCGACTGGGAAATAACATTCCAGAAATTTGCAGATCGTTACTATGGCTCTTAAAGAAGAAATATTCAAACAAAATACAACTCTTTTTGATGTGCTAGACGATAACGATATCACTCAAATCGGTTCAATTAATTCTAGATTAACTGATATACAAAATGAAGTTACTGCAAACAAACTTCAACTTGATGGACTAGCTCGTATAGTTGATCAAAACCAGGCACGTAACGAGTCTCAATTTGTCACTTTTAATACACAGATAACCGTATTAAATAACGAAGTTAATTTATTATCTACTGAAAGTCAACAGTTATCAGAAACAGTTGATGACTTAAATGATAAATTTACTAGTTTAGAAACAAATGTCACTAATGAAATTAGTGATGTTACGTTGTTAGTTAGTAATTTACAACAAGAAGTTAATAATTTAGATACTAGAGTTCGTGATAATACAGTTAACTTAAATTTATTAAGAAGTGATTTTAATAGTTTACAGCTTAGTTTTCAACAAACTAGAGCAGATGTAGGTCAACTCAAATTTGACCTTAATTTATTATCTAATAGGGCAAAAACAGGTATTAGAATTTTCCCTAATGAACTTGTAACAATGTGGTTTGTTAAAAGAGGTAGATTTACTAATGCGTCAATCGATTTTAGAGGCGACCCGTTCTTACGTTTGGGAAAAATATATACAGCTCAATTAACAGGAAGTAATTCTGAATTAGTTGGTTTGTATAATATCGTTTTCGCTCCAGATGATCAATATGAAATTACAGCTTCAGCTGTAGTCCCAGCAATATCGGGACAAAATTACTGGCTATTTTTTAGACTAGTAGGCGGAAATAATTTCGCTCGTGATGAAATGTATTTGTATACTGTATAAATATAAATTAGTCGCCAATCAAGGAAAAGTTGTTATACCCATCTATTGTATAAAATCTCATACATCGATGTAAAACCTTTGGGAGTCAAAAGTCTATTACATGACTTGATAAACTGTTAAAAAGCTATAAGTGACATGTCAAATCCAACACAACTCGTACATGTATATGATATGCCCCTACGCGTTATCGCTGGGCTTTCTACTTTAGCAAAGACACCTGCAGAGGATAATAATACTGAAACCGGTATTGTCGTTAGTGAGGTTGGTGAACCAGTACTAACAACACACCCAGCATGGGCTGATTCTTTTGTAAGTTATCCACTTCGTGCTCCTAGAGTTTGTTTTACTCCAGATTTTATATTTGGAGGTATGGACTTAGGAAATGCGTATAGTGCATTCTTACCAAGGAGATTCCCAGCTCCTGCAATTGGTACACGATTAGTTATTAATCCAATTGTTACCAAAGCGCAAGAAATGTTGATTAATATGTATAATTATGTACATGCTAACTTTCATTATATTGTGCATGTACCTGCACCATTAGGAACAGGTATCTATTTAAAAGTATATGCTCCAGAATTGGATGAAACTACAGTAACTCGAGGTATTAGATTTAAACCTAGTGCTCAGCCAACGATTGCAGTTTCATTGCCATGGAGCAATGACTTTTCTCAAGTCCCAATTTCAAAACCACGTTTGGGACAAAGTGGTGGTTCGCTTGTTATTGAAACTATCGAAGATAATAGTTCTGAACAAGTAAATACACCATTACAAATCACAGTATGGTGCTGTGTGTCTGACGTTAAATTGACAGGATATGCAGTTAGTACAACAAACGGTTTTCCAATAACTGGTTTTAACTTTAGACCTCAGATTCCTCCAGAACCTGAGCCAGAGCCGGAACCAGAAGCACCCGCTGTACGATTTGTAACAGGTATTCAGCAGTCTGATAATGAAGTTACAGCTGAAGGAGGGAAAATGATATCTGATTTTATTTATGACAAATCAGCTATTCCGCTAGCGCCCGAAATAGAACAGCAAGCAGAAAAGCCAGAAGCACCGGCATCAACAGTCGCCGAACAGAAAAATGATACTGGTCATTTGGCAACAAAGTGGTATGATTATATCAAGCTTAAATTGAGTAGTCCAAATAATTTCGATTGGAATATATTAACGATTGATCCATATAATGATGTAATATTAAATCAGAATGGTGAAGCGTTAGTTCTTCCATGGAAGAGGAATGTCTGGACAACAGGTAGCCAAGCAATTGGTTACATGCGCTCATTAGTAGCACAAATTAATATACCACGTCCACCACAAATTAGTGGCGTCTTAGAAGTAAAAGATTCTATAAACGCATCGAGTGTCACACTAATTGAGTTCGGTGGAAAGGCAGAAATACCATTAGTTCCTCAAGTACATAATGGAATATCTGCAACACTCCCACGACATTGGTTGAATCCATGGGTGAGAACTCCTGAAAGTAAAGTACAAATTGCTTATCGTATCGTAGCTTTTAATAGAACAAGTGATATCGCTGATTTAGATATATCCTTACTATTAAGACCTGGAGATGCACAATTTCAGTTGCCTCAAAAACCCGACAATAATTTGGTACCTGTTGAACCTGATTTGGTTGATCAAGTGACAAGATATTTCTCTATTAAATCGAGAGAAAGGATTTCATCACGTGTTGTGGAAGGTGAACAACAGAGTTTAAACGAACTTAAACCAAACACTTTGTCTGATCCCAGTGTATTCATTACACCAGCAATCGCTCATAAAGCTGAACAATTTAATTTGCATAATGAATTAGGCGGGGAAGAAGATATAGAATTGGATGAATTCCCAGTTTTGGTATTTAAGGGGGATATACCTGTTGATGAGGTCACAAGTATTCAATTAGACCTCGCAAAAATATACGACTTCGCTTGGGACGGAGAAGAAAACGCAATTTCGCAAAAGTTTAAGCGTTTCGCTCATGTCATACCAAAAAGCGCTGGTGGTTTTGGACCTGTAATCGGTAATTATACGATTACAGCTAATTTACCGACTGGTGTTGCAGGTCGTATTGTACACAATTGTTTACCAGGCGATTGTGTTGATCTAGCAATATCTAGGATTTTTGGTTTAAAATCGTTACTAGGTGTTGCTGGTTCAGCTGTCACAGCAATTGGTGGACCACTACTTAATGGTGTGGTTAACACTGCGGCTCCAATTCTATCAGGAGCTGCTCATGCTATTGGCGGTAATGTGGTAGGAGGATTGGCTGATGCTGCTTTAGGATTAGCATCTAATATTCTCACACCAAAACAAAAAGAACAACCTAGTGCGAATTCAAACGCGATATCTGGAGATATTCCGATTTCCAGATTTGTGGAAATGGTTAAATTTGTTCAAAATAATTTTGAAACAGATCCCATTTTCCCAACTTTGTTAGTAGAACCTCAAAATTTCGTAACGAATGCTTTAACTAAACTTAAAAACATTCCAATTGAAGTTTTTGCTAATATGCGCAATGTTAAAGTCGAACGTAACATTTTTGATCGCACAGTTGTTCCAATAGTTGCAGAAGAAGAGTTGGATGTAATCATACCAACCCACGCATTTGGTTACATTCTTCGAGACTTTCTACAACACAAACGAGCGTTCCGACCTGGTACACGTCAAAATCAGTATTTTAAGCAGTTTTTAACTGCAATACGCCAACGACAAAATACAGATTTTGTTACGCTCAAACAAATCACCAGTATACCTATCACTGATGATCTTGTAATAACAGAGATAGGAAGAGTAAAACGCTATCTAAGTGAAAACCTAGATGGGGAGACGGCTAACGAATTTTCGAACACGCAAATTAATCGTTATGATTAATGGAAACGTTTGGACACCATTTTCACGTTAGTCAAACATAAAAACTCGAAACTACGGAGACACCGTTGCTGGGATGGTATATTGTTATTAATAACATCAACAATATATCTATTAACCTGTTGTCTCTGGTAGAAAGGTACATTAAATCAGCTTATGGCCATGACTATAATTTAACACATTATAGTATAAAGGCGGTGTACCTGTCGGTATAATACCATCAATACCGACTCCGGATTTTGTGTTAGTGAAGCTACAAATTTTTTTATCCCAAGGGATACAGCCTATGGTTCATAGGAAGTGTATCATTGTTGAGAGAAACGTGCAAAACCTCCTCATATAGGGGGTAATGGAATCTCGACAAATGGGTTTTTT